TACTTCACAACATCAGAAACAGAACGGGGAAAAGAAATCTGTTCTGGGGGAAGTTTCTTAAACTCTGCGCGGGATTTGTCAATGAAAGAAATCATATCATCCTCAGTTCCAGTCATCAGAATCTGAAAAGCATCCTTGAGCATTTTGCGACAAGGTGCGGGTGTAGATGACTTCACAGACTCAATGCCCATGACTTTCAGTTTAGGTTCTGCATATGCAACGCCTTCACTATTCCACACGTTAAGAATATATCGCTTCTTTGCGGTCCAAATACCACGGTCAGCGATATTCTCACGCTTCATTTGCATCTTCTGGTCATACGCCGATACATACGTCGCCAAGTCGTTGTAACATTTGTCGATGTACGGTTCCAATTTGTCACGACAAACCATATCAAGTAGTTCAACGACCTTTGCTTTATCACCAGACTTATTACTAAAAAATTTATCAACAAGAGGTCCGAGATTAAGATATATCGAATCAGTATCTGATGCGATAACATAATCCTCTTCGGTTGTAGACAACAGTTTATTTAGATACTGGTTCATCTTACTCTCAATCCAACGGATAGAGACTTGACCAGAAAGCGTAATCGCCTCCGCATTGGCCAGTTTATAGTACCTAAAATACTGATTACCGATAGCACCATAAGCAGAGTTGAGTGAAATCTTCTTAGCCATCTGGATATTATTACAGCGGGCGATTTCTTTCTCCAATGCTTTAGTTGGGGTCTTTTCATATTGCTGCTTTGCCTGAAGCATTCGCTTCTTGAAAATTACCCGCTCATTATACATCTTGTCCATGAGTTCTGGTAGAAACCCACGAACATCTTTGCGATACATAGCACCATTGGCACATACCGCATTATCCTTAAACAACTCAAAATTTATTTCCTCATTAAGGATTCGATCAACAGTTGCCGTTGGATGTTTTTCCTCCAAGAGGGTCTCTGGGGAAATATTGTATTGCATAATGAGATGGGGGTACAGACTATTAAGGTCAAAACTGACCACCCAATCATACTTTCCAGGAATCGGTTCCTTGACATAAGCACCTGCGTACTTTTCGTTTTTGTCAGACCTAATCTTTGGCGGGATAACAATATCCCGTTTCTTCAGATAATTGTAGATGATATTGTCCCACATACGGACCTGATAGAACACATCTGCATAGTTGACTTTGGCATCATACGCCATAGTCAATGCAAGTTCAATCAGTTTCATCTTGTCTTCCAAACGGTCAACAAGTTCTACGTCAACGATGTTATATTCAATAAACTTTTGCCAACCTTTAGTATAGAAATCTTTAAAGGTATCAAACTCAGAGTGGTCTAGTTTCTTTTGACCTAACTCCACCTCAGCTATATAGTCCAAACGATAAGATTCTTGTGCCTTGTATGTAAACTTCTTGTACAAGTCTAAGTAATCAAGTTGAGTTAGTCCACCAACATCAAAGGTGATGTGCTTTCTACCCTGAACATAAATTTCTCCTTCAGTCACAAGACCCCAGTTAGAGAAACGCTTCATCAACTTCTCTCCAAGCACTCTGTTGAGACGCTTACAAATATACGGGATATCGAACAGTTGGATATTCCAACCAGTCACCACATCAGGAACATCCTGCATCCAGTAGTTGATGAAATGATTTAGAAGTTCATGTTCAGTATGACAATGATGATAAGTGACGTTCTCCTGCTTATTGGCAAAAGGTTTCACTCCCCAAGTAATAATCTGCTTGGTAGTATAGTCCTGAATAGTAATCGCAAGAATTTCTTCTACTGCCGATTCAACATCAGGGAATCCCTGTTCGGCAGTAGTCTCAATATCAAGAGTTACCAGTTTAATCTGGCTGATATCAAACTTGATCTCATCCTCTGGATACTTTTCTGAGATGTATTGATAGATGTATCGATCATTTCCATAGATCTCAAATCCATCAACCTCATCATACTTTTTGTAAAACTCCCGACAGTCACGAACGGTGCCAGGATGAACTTCGTCTACGCTGTCTCCACTTAATGTTCTATACTTGGTTTTCTTCTTTGATTTTACAAAGAGTGTAGGGAAGAACTCATCCCTAAACTCAAATCTATTACCATTCTCAACTCCACGAACCAAAAACTGATTGCCAATTAACTGAACATTAGTGTAAAACTTCATTCCTCGTCGTCATTAAAAAAAGAACCGAACATGCCGCTGCTACCAGGGTCGCGATTATCAATCATATCCATGATTTCATCAAACTTTTTACACTGCTCCATACCATGAAGCAAGTCTGCAAGTTGTTTGACAACCATGGGTTTCTCATTCACTGCGGCAGATTTGATTGCTGCCCGAAGATGAGATTCTGCTTCCAGTAAATGAGAAAGAGTATTTTCGGAAAGTGCCATTATTTTGTGAGATCCTCGTATTTTTCTAGTAGAGTTGGTGTTGGGTCAGCAAGAGTCAGAATCTTGTCAGAACTAATCATAAACACGTCATCCCGTGTAGCACCCATCATCCATGACTCTAACATACCATCACTAGTTAGGACAAAAGGATTAGTCAGTTTACAGTCTGGTTCTCCAGGTACAGTTGCTGGGGCTTCATCAATCTGACTGATCAGTGTCTGATTGTTCGTCAGCAGAATCGCTTTGATCGTCTTGTCCATAACTTAAAACATCCTCAATGTACATTTTTTCCAATTGTTCAACAGGAGTAACCATAGTTACTAACCAGTCAGAGGGAATTGGAATAACCTCTTCTTTAGAAAGAGCAATCCAAGGAATCAAAGAAACTTCAAAACCTGCTTTGGTTTTATTTTTTTCTTGGTCAATAACTCCAGGATTTTTCATCTTAACCAAACATGGTCTGCGGAGAAAATATCCGATGACCTTTTGATCATCCTCTTCACCAACTGCCATTTCATTAATGTCGGAGATAAGTTCCTCTCCTGACTTCAGAATCAAAAGTTTAATTGTCATTTACCAACTCCATAATCAGGTGCTTTCAGTTCCAGTTCACGAATATCTGCATGAAGACGTTCGGTTGCATTTCTTTTTTCAGTTTCGCGCAAGACTTTCAGTGCTGCTGCAGTTTCAGGAGTTTCTTCCCACTCCCAAGTCTCACCCTTATTACTTACAAATTGCTTTTTAGTCATAAGATTTGTATTTTCCTCTATTCTATCAACAAAAAAAGGAGGAGTCAACCTGGATTTTGCCAGGTGCTCCTCGCGGCGACGATATTCAATAGTATTTAGAACCAGTCTTTTCTCTGATGATGAGTGGGAACAATCCTACCTAGAGTAATGCTCAGCAACCCATCCTCAAATTCAACTGATCTAACTTCCGTCTCATCACTGAGGGTCCAAGATCTGGTGAAAGATCTTTGAGCCACTCCTCTATGGACGTATTCTGTTCCAGTTTCTCCATCTTCTCGTTGTCCTTCGACAAAGAGTTTTCCGTCTTGTGTGTAGACATTTACTTGTTTCTTTTTGAATCCTGCTAGTGCTAGTTCCAGTCTAGACTCTACGTTGCTGACTGTCACCAAGTTGTATGGAGGATAATTGGATGTTGTTTCGTGAAGGTCAAACAACCGACCAAAGTATTCGTCCATACCAATACTATTCTTATTTATGCGATCCATCAACTGAGATAAATCGGCAGCATTATACTTCATCAGGTTTCCCATTTGTACTTCTCCTTTTAAAGCGAGATTTGATTGTGTGGACCCCGAAGGCATCCGACATATTTATAGCACAAACATGAAAAAAGAGGTATGGGGTAAACCACACCTCTTGTAAGTTCCGACTTTTGAAGCGACCGCACGAAAGATCGCAGGTTTATTTATTCGGTTTCCTGGGTCTTTCCTTTCTTTCCGATATTGTATTTCTGCTCTAGAACCCAGTCAGACTTATCCTTATAAGCAAGAACTTTAATCTGATTCAGAGGAGCGATGTCCATTACAGAGTCCTCTTTGACAATCGTAATGAGTCCCCAGTCAGCCAGAAGTCTGGTAATACGATTGCGTCTCTGAACATCATTTACTGTAAGGTTAGCGTGCTTACCATCCAGGGAAAACAGTTCCTTAAAGTGAACGATAAAATATCTTCCCTGCTTGTGCAGGATATGGCAAGACTGATAGAGTTTCTTCTCTTTACGGGATGCTACTCCGATACGTGTCAATGTTTCACGGACTTTTAGGAAGTCATCTGGTTCATTAAGAATAACCTCAACCATTTGGTCCTGGGACCAATCTACTGTTGGTTCTACCGTAGTAGTCATTTCATGCCTCCAATGTCAAGTCGTTGTTTAATGTAGTTAATCTGTTCTTTGGTCAGAATTTTCAGAGCTTGAGATGCCTTCTCATTACTATAACCATAGTATTGTTTGACACATTCCAAATCCTGGACTTTATCCTTACGGAGCCAAGGAGAGAATCTCTTCTTTTTCCTCAAACTATTTAGATAAAATGAATATTGCATATCTTTTTCAAGATGATGATGAAGATTCATCTCATTGGCAAACATAATGCAGTCAAGGTGCCCAGAGAGACAACGATTGACAATGTATGAGGGGTATTGTTTAACGATATCGGGGTTTTCTTTAATAAGGTTTTCCTTATTAAAGTTTATTGAGTTCAACCAGTCTTTGAGTTCCATTATCTAATAATCTCCAAATCTGTTCCTTGTTTCCAAACCTCAAGTTCAGTCCTAAGTCTATTAGTAGACTTAAGTTTTTCATATCTCTTGGTTGCCTTCTTCTTCCACCAAACGATTGCTTCTTCTGATGAATGCTGAAACTGGCCAAAGTAGTATCTTTTCTTTTCAGTCAGAGACTTAGCATGGTCAATACAATCATTAAACTCTTTGAGTTTCTCATCATCCTTCAGAGACTTACGAATAATGGAAATCATCTTGGTTTGGATCTTGAGTTTCTTGGATGACTTGTCTGCAGAAATCAGACGTTCACCACCATTGCGCTCGTTAAACCACCAGAAGAAGTCCCTAAACTCATCATCATGGAAGAGGGGTAGGAAGTTGCTCTCGGTGTCTCCTATGTGCCTCAGGAAGGGTTTGAGACCATCATACATAGACACACCCTTGGTAGTTCCGTAGAGAGAGGTAGTCTCAAAATACTTTAGATCTGTACCGTACTTCTCATCAAACTGCTGCTTGAGTTCCTTAGAACATGCTAAGAGGGCAAGAAGTTTTCCGCCCAGATAATTGAACCCGAAAGGTTGAGTAGGAACAATGTTAAATCCCATGACAAAATGAGCATTAATGTCAGAAAGAGGAAGAACTTTACCAAAGTAGTCATTTCTGGGCTTACTGTTAATAGTCGGAGAACCAAAGCGAACAACGCCAACAACTTTGTTAGTATTCGTCTCAATAACAATCCACTTATGGGTTCTACCAGGAATTGCTTCCTCAATAGCATTTGATGCGGTAAGGTTCAAAGTCTCAGAGTACAACCATTGATTATATCTTGAGGTTGTCTTTGGATTAGTATCAACAACATGAACCTCAAAGTTCATGTCATTCGGT